CGAGATCAACGATCTTCATGTTCGCGTCATGCTACTTGAACAATTAAATAAAAGGGATTTATCCCGCAGGGAATAGCTTCCGCGCCTTCAGGACTAGCTGCTCCATAAAAGGTACGTCCCCCTTAGCGGTGAAGAGGGCCTTGGCAAGAGCGTAGGGGTTTATCCCATTCTCCTGCCAAAACTCCTCTTCTCCCATAGAGTGCTGTGCCTCTGGCCCATGCACATGGTGCCTAGGACACAGAGGCACAACTCTCCAATCATCTGGCTTCTGCCCCATACCCGTATGCGAAACCCCTTCTTCCGCGCATGGATATCTGACATGGGCCACATGGACTCCTACAGTCCCGCAGATGACGCACGGAAGCTGGGCTACATAGCCCTTATGCTTTTTGTCCATCATCCTTGGCTGGCGCTGTCTGAGCATTTTTAATCTTTGTAACGCGAACAATGGTAGAGCCGGGGAACATGTCCAAAACGGCCCTCACCATGTCCACGGGCGCTAAAAAGGTATATCTTCGTCCATATCAGAAACATCCACAACCGGTGCCTTCTTGGGCGCGGGTGCCTTAGCTTCATCCTTGGGCTTGATAGCAAGGCTCATAAACTTGCCCTTCTTGCCCTCTTTAATCCAAGACGACAGCCAGAACTCCTCACCCTTAACATTGATGGAGCCGGTGTAGTCCGGGTGCGTATCTTTTTCTTTCCTGTCGTTCTTAAACAGGACGCCGCTATTTGTGTTGTCATACTCAGGCATTTTTAATCTCCTTGTTAATCTCTTGACGACGTTCATCAATACGTTGGTGCAGATATTCATAAGTTACAGTGCTAGCCTCGCGTATATCTGCAATCCGCTGGGCATTCTTTTTCAGAAACCAGTCTAATTCTTTGGCGTCTGAAATCTGTTTGGCCTCTGAAAGTATGGATTTTGCCTCCTCAACGTGGGCAACTTCCACTTTCTTTGGCTCTATTTTCTTCACGGGAAGAGGAATGACTTTAGCGGACGCCGCATTGCCATCGTCTTCTTCAGGGGCGATACCCATGATCGCCATCAGGCCATAGCGACGCGCATAGGTATATGCACTGCCCAGCCCCTGCATGTCATTCTTGCCGATGATCAGAGGGGTATAGCCTTCCATCCACTGCCCAGAGGTGTGGTACAGGCGGGTGATTAGCTTGTCTCCGTCTTCGTTAATGGACTGCCAGATAGCCAACCCGTTCTTGTCCAGAGCCTCTGAGCAAGCATCCATAACTGCCTCAAGGTCAGCGTATTTACTCTTGAAATGAGGGTTGGTGGATGTCTTTTTGACTGAGCCAACTGCATGCTCGGCCTTAATGTAGGCAGGAATAATCTTATCTGTATCGGTACTGGTTTTCATCTACTTCTCCATCGAATGATCAATTGCAATTTAATTACTGTGTTTACTTTTTCCGGGGGCGACCAACTTTCTTTTTTACTTTTACTGGTGCGAAGTGAAAAGAACGGCTGTACGTCTCAATTATCTGTAAAGCCAATCTTAATCCTTCGTCTACAGGAACCATCATGCAGCAAGGAAGGTCTTCAAATTTAATCGAAAAATACGCTACGTCTTTGTCCAGAATCATTTCAATCTTTTCAGCTTTCATTTACTTCTCCATCGCTATCATCAATGACCCGGCTTTGTTCCGTTTGATCTGAACTCCGTATCCGGTCGCTTTACCAACATCGCTTCCGATCAGGCCTTTGAGGGCCTTAGCGGCATTTTCATGGGTCTTTGCGGCATCCTTATGTGCCAGCCACTCGGCAGAGTGCATGGCCCAGACGTTATTGCCGGTCATGTCTACTGTACGAAGGGCCTCAAACGGCACAGGGGCCTCCTGCGGGGCGAACCCCTCTGGCATGGTGTTGGATGTCACCGAGTCCCAAAACCGCTTCTCAACGTCCAGCAGGGTCATCAGATACCCATCATCGCGCTCGACTTCGATGATTTCATGCTTCTGGGTGCCTAAGAACAAAGAGAGAACAGCCCACTTCGCACCTGCAATATGCATATTATGGTGAAGCTGGGGCATATACCGCACCTTAACCTCGTCCGCATTGCTGAATGCATTAACGTGCTTTGCCTCCCAGATCGCCGGAGCGCCGGTCCCTGTAGTCGTCATGCCGTCCAGTTCGCAGCGCATGTAGGGTATGCTGGGTGCCACCATCTGGAGGTTCCTGTCCGTCACCTCCCGACCCGTAGCGTGGGTGTAGAAGGCGGCGTTTAACCCCTCTGTCAATGAGCCGATCTGCACCGGCAGCACCCACGACAGGTCTTCTGGGTCCATCAGCCCTAGCTTTTCGTGCCAGAGCCGGTGAATCCTTTCGGGATCGCCTGCCATAAGGATGTTTGCGTCTGAGCCGCCAACCCCGCTTCGCCGGGTTTCGTGCCATTTTTCTGTTTTTTCAAAGGCCATTCTATCTCCTATCAAATCTAGCCGTCCGGCAAGCTACAGATTGTTCTTAAATACACAAGCGATAAAATCGTTCTTGCTTTGGTACGGGACATACTGTACCGGTACGAACCATGACCAAAACATCATTCAAAACCATCATCGACCTCTGGCCCACTTATGTGGAACTCGCCATCGTTATGGGGGTTACACCACATGCCGTGAAACAGATGCGGCACAGAAACTCCATACCTGCCCGGTACTGGGTTTTGATTGTGGAGGCCGCTGCTGAAGAGGGCTACGGCATGATTTCGTATGAGAAACTGGCCTTGATGGCCTTTGAAAGGAGCCTTTAGTGCGTGATTTTTTTACCGTTGTCTTTAACGGCACGGTTGATGGTTTGAAGACAAACCCGTTGTTTGTGCAATCTCCGTTTGGCGCTCCAGAACATGTGACAAATGGCGATGTGATTACAGAAGTTGAGGACCTGTTAGACGTTAAGCGCGAACTTGTGGCAGCACTGAAGGTATGTAGGACCACACTTAACGACATTCCTTTGACGGCATACGGGTCCGTAAATGTAGACCAGTGTACCGCACTAGTGGACAGGGCTTTGGCGAAGGCCAGAAATGTTTGATGAGTATCCAATTGTTGGATTTATGCTTATTGGTGCCATAGTTCTTGGCATTTATTGGATCGCAGTTAGATTGATTGGAGGTTGAGATGAGTAATGAACCGTATTCGGAGCAATACCGTGTTCTGGCAGAAGATTGGGTAGACAAAGACGCTGCTGCCCGCCTGTACGAAGAAACAAAATCAATAGAACTCGCCCGCAGGAAAAGCCTGCTTAACGACATGACGGACGCAAAGTCTGAACGGATTGTTCGGTCAAGCCCCGAGTGGGCGGACTACATCCAGCGCATGGTCAATTCAAAGACCGAAGCTAACAAAGCCCGCCTTAAACTTAAAGTTCTGGAAATGCGGTACTACGAAAACCAATCCCAGAATGCCACAGCCAGAGCAGAAATGAGGATGGGATGAAGGGCATAACAGAAAAACAAAAAGACACTTTGGATTTCATTGTTTCTTACATGGCTAAGAACGGTATTGCGCCTACTTTTAGTGAAATGGTCAAAGCCTTAAACTTAAAATCAAAGGCCCGCGTACACGCAAATGTATGCTCTCTCAGAGAGCGTGGTTATATTGATTTCTCTCCAAGGCGGGCGCGTAGCATAACGGTTTTGTTCCCTGAAGAGGGTTGCCCAAACTGGGAAAACGTCGCACGGGCGTTATTCCTTCAGAACCGGATACTGCGTAACTTTGTTAGTTCTAAGGGTTGGGAGGCTGATCTTCCTCCTTTAGAATTGCCATGAGCGCCGGGTTTGAGATGCTTGAGATGGTCCAGAAGACCGTCCAAGAGCGTGGCCGGGTATATGGCTCTGCAAAAGAAAACATGGAGGTCACCGCCAAGCTATGGTCGGTGGTTCTCAATACAGAGGTTACGGGCATTCAAGTTGCCCTATGCCTTAACCAGCTTAAAATTGCTCGTCTTATACAGACCCCTACGCATAGCGACTCCTGTACCGATCTGGCTGGCTACGCTTACGTCCTCAGGGAGTGTCAGGAATGACTGGCAAGAGAACGCGAGACAACGTGCCAAATGCTGAGTTGTTAGATTGGGCGTCTCGCCATGAAGACGCAAAATACATACGGCATTACACCAAATCAGTGGAGTTGATCCAAGTGTCTGCCAAGCGCGGCATGAGCCGTAACGCTATGGCAAAGATTTGGCCGCAAAAGCTGTTGTATTTAGTGCTTGGCCGTGAGGAGCCGAAATGAGAAAGCCCGTAATACCAATTATTGATTATATTAAAAACCCGCGCATCATTGATCGTTTTTGGGATTACGTTGACAAATCAAATGGCCCGGATGCTTGTTGGCCGTGGACTGGAAGCGCCTCAAAAAACGGGTACGGAAATTTTAAGGTCGCCAGCTATGTATCTATCAGAGCAAGCAGATTTGCCTACGCTGTTACTCACAAGCGCGACCCCGGTGCCATGTTTACTTGTCACACTTGCGATAATCCGCCCTGTTGCAACCCCGCGCATTTGTGGCTTGGTGATACCAAGGCAAATTCGCATGACATGGTAAAAAAGGGCCGTAGCCATACTGGTCCGCAAGATGGTCATAACAACGGCAACGCCAAGTTGAGCGCAGAGGAAGCCGCAAAGATCAAGGAATGCATCCTCGCCGGTATGAACAATATAGCCATAGCGGAAATGTTTGGAATTACACATTCGCTTGTGAGCCGTATTAGGCGCGGTAAAGCGTGGGGCGACGTTCCTCTGACCAAGAAATATTCTAGCATTATCAAGCAAAATGCAGATGTTGCAGAGGAGCCGAAATGACCGACATGATTGAACGGGTGGCGAAAGCCATATTTGTTGCAAGCGGTGGGAACCCAGAAAATTACATACACCTTGACCCAAAGGGGTGGCACCCACACGCCCGCGCTGCCATTGCCGCCATGCGCGACTGCACGCCTGAAATGCTGGACGCCGGATCAGCCGCGCACCCGGCTGGCGGGTACAGGCGCGAGACGCTGCTCAATGACATCATCGAGTGCGAGTGGGTGGCGATGGTGGATGCCGCGCTGGAATGTTCTACGAAACCCGATGAGAAATAAAGGAGCGCCATGACAGACAATCAGCAGTTTATTGTCGTGATGGTCGCGTTCGCGGTCTTCGCGTTCTGCGTCGTGTTCGCGGTCTTCGCGTTCTGCGTCGTGAAGTTGGGCGAATACATTTATCCAGATGAGGACTAAGATTTTGGGAAGTAGCGCAGTGGTAGAGCGCCGGTCTGTTAAACCGAATGTCGCTGGTTCGATCCCAGCCTTCTCAGCCAATTACAAATAGGGAGCGACGGCGTGAAGTTAATAGTTGGTGATTACTGGTATGAACACGATACCCTGCGCGGGCTTGTGTTGGCGGTGGTCTGCCACAGGCTGTGGCATTGGTGCCGTGGCGACGGCTGGATTGATTGAAGGGAGCCGAGATGAACAAATACAGAGAACTACTAGACTACGCGCAAAGCCGAGGGCTGCGGATTGAGAGCGGCAGCAAGCACACCAAGCTGTTCACAGCAGACGGGAAGCTGGTTCAGGTAATATCCGGCAACTCCAGCAAGGGGGGGAAGCGTCCTCCCAAGGAGCAAATGCGGCAGTTAGATAAGTATATAGAGAGGTCGCGAAAAAGATGAGCGTCCAGTTCATTCTTCCCATGCCACCATCTATGAACAGCATCTGGCGCGGCAAGGCTAAGGGCGTTTACCGCTCTGCTGAGTACATCCAGTGGATCATCGTGGCCGGGAACATGCTCAAGACTTACAGGATCAAGCCAGTCAAACCGCCTTACGTTGTGGACTACGAGTTTGGCCGCAAAGTCACCAAGAAGGGTGTGGTGTCCAAAGCGCGGATGGACGTAGCCAACCGTGAGAAGGCCCTGAGCGACCTCCTACAGAAGATGGGCGTAATTGAGGATGACTGCATGATCGACGATATGCGCCTGAGATGGTCACAGGATGTTGAGCCAAGCATGGTTCGGGTATCAGTGGGGACGATATGATTTGGACAAATAAACACATCAAGCAGCTACAGGAATTGTGGGCCAAAGGTAAGACCAGCGGCGAGATCGCAATCCGGCTTAAAACTACGCGCGGCTCCGTAATGGGGAAAATACGCCGGTTAGGCTTGCCCCGGAAAAAGCCGGTTAAGAAAAAAGCCGTAATTGTCCGAAAAGCTGTCGTGGGCTATACTATGGCGCGGATTCCCAAACTCTGGTCGGGTGTCGTTCATGCTGTTTTTGAACTGAAAAAACAGGACTGCCGGTGGCCTGTCGGTGATACAAAACACCGTGACTTCAAATTTTGCTGCCAGCCCAAAACCCCAGACAGCCCATATTGTGTAGAGCATAAAGCTATGGCTTGGGTAGAGCCGAGGAACCGCTTCAAGCGGTAGGGCTAGATTTTTGAAATACACCACTTAAAGTGGGCGGGCGGGAGAGGATCAGGCGTCCTCAAACCCGCCCGGAGCGGAAGAGGGTCAAGCGCCCTCAAAACCGCCCTGAACATAACGCATTAGAGGTGCGCCATGAACGAAGAATTATACTGCGTTGCTGCGTTTTGGGCAACGACATGAAATACTATCAGCACCACATTGGGGATTACATAAAGGCAACACGGCACCTGTCTCCGCTGGAGGACGGCCTGTATCGTAGGCTGCTCGATCAATACTACTCCAGCGAGGCCCCCTTACCCCTTGGTCTGACCGAAGTCAGCCGCCTTGTTGGGGCGAAAACTGCCGCTCAGAGGAAGGCCGTCGAATCCGTCCTGAACGAGTTTTTTGAAAAAAATCAGTTCGGGTGGAACAACAAGCGGGCCGACGCTGAAATCCTGAAATTCAGGGACAAGTCAGAAAAGGCAAAGATTTCAGCTACTTCAAAATGGAAGGCTGTGCGTTCGCATAGCGATGGCATAGCGAACGCAGTGCCTCCGCATAGCGATGGCAATGCTAACCATAAACCAATAACCAAGAACCAAGAAAAGAAAGAAGAAAGTAGTAGGGGCGCTGACGCGCCCGACTACGCTTTCGATGGGAAGGTGATCAAGCTGAACCATGGCGACTTTTCGCGCTGGAAAAAAATCTATCACAAAATCCCCGACCTGATGGCCGAGTTGGAAAAGGCTGATTGCTGGTATTCCGAAACACCCCCGCCAGACGGGAAGTGGTTCCAGCGCGTCAGTGCTTGGCTGTCGAAGGAACATACCAAACTGGTCAAAGCTGAGGAGGACGAGCGGAATGACCGGAACCGGATTTACTGACCGGCTGCGGGCCGAGGGGGTCAAACTCCGCGAGCGTATCGGGGAGCAGCGGGTCACTTGCCCGAAATGCCAAGGTGGCAACGGCAAGGAAAAATCTCTGGCCGTGCAGGTCAGGACCGACAGCGTAATTTGGATTTGTCACCGCGCAACGTGCGGTTGGAAGGGAGCCTTTTTCGATGAAGCTAACACCAGAAGCCATAGCCTACGCAGCCACACGGGGGATCAGCGAGCCGACCCTTACGAAAATGCGCGTCGTCGGTGGGCCAGCAAAATTCGGGGATGAATTACTGCCATCAATTACTTTTCCG